TTGTCGTTGCGGGGGATATCGTCATACATTTTGAAGCTTTGATACAGCCGGCCTTTGAGGTCGACGGGTATCTGCTGATAGTTGGCGCTGGCGATTTCTTCGCTCATAAGTCTTGATTTCATGCGATATTTAGCATATGACAAAATCTCAGAACAGAGCATTTCCTGCGTTTTTTCATTCTGCAACGCCTTCATGCTCAGCACCCTGCACGGTATGCCCTCATTCTTAAAATGTTCAATGGCCATTCCCGCCAAATCACTGCTGGCCCAGCGGGTCATGATGATGATAATCTTGCCGCCCTCCTCCAAGCGGGACATTATGGTGTCTGTGAACCAGCTCCAATGCCCTTGCAGTAAATCCTCGTTGAAGGCTTCAGTCGCTGCTTTGATCAAGTCGTCAATCACGATGATGGTAGCTCCGAAGCCGGTAGCGGTACCTCCGGGAGATGTTGCAAGATAGCTGGCGTGCTGCCCTTCCAACGCCCACAGGTTCATGGCGCCGTCGCCGCGTTGAATCCGGATGCGGGGGAAAATATCACTGTATACTATTTTATTGGGGTCTGCTTTTTCCTCGTTGATGCCGTTACGCACCGCTTTTGAAAAAGTTGTAGAAAGGGTTTCNTTATACGAGCCGGTCATAATCTGCTCACTTGCATTTTNNCCAAANACCCANTGCTCAAATAAACCGGCAGTCCGGGATTTGCCGTGACGGGGCGGCAGGTTTATAATCATGACGGTCTCGCCGCCCTCGTAAAACTCCTGCATTTCAGTACACAATCGTACTAAAAACGCCCGGTTCGGCTTATAGAAATCAGGTGCGCGAAGGTGGCAGTAATAAAAGAAATTGCGCCGAGCAAGCTCCAGCTTGGCACCTTGCGCAATGATTTTATGACGATGTTCAGTCAGCTCTATAATACGGTCAGTGGAAAGACGGGTAAAAGGATTGTCCGTTTTTTGTGTGTCCGGTTTTTCCTCCAGATGAACAGCAAGCTTTCGTTGCTCAATCATATAAGCTTTAAGCTCATCCAAGCCTACATCCGCCTCAAGCTCACTAAAAACTTTCAAGTCTTCTTGTTCCTGAATAAGAATATTCTGTGGAGCCGACGCAATGATGCGGCTTAACATTTCAACTTTTTTAGCTTTGGATTTCAGCACACCCGCATCGCCTCCTACACAGCCTTAATTTTGCCCTGTAATGGGCCTGCATTATTGTCCGGCACATTTCTCGAATGGTTGCTTATATAAAGATTTTAAACGCCGTTAAAGGGGCTTTAAAGCATGAATCATAAAGAGCAGGGAATCCGGTTGAAAATACCCGTTTGGGTACGCTTCGCCATTCCGATTGGCATTGGCCGCTCGGTTCTCTGAAACAATATGACAGCCGGCCCTTTCATCAGGAGACGAATCAATCCCAATTGACAACTGGCTTTTTTATGTTTAAACCGGTTCAATGAATAACGTAATATCCTTGCTTTCGCCAAGTACAGGCATACGCAGATGCGCACGGCGGCGGTGGCGGTCGATTTTGACAATGTAATCTTCCCATTCTTTTAGCGGGCCGTCAATGATTCTGAGGGAGTCACCGCTGAAATCAACCCTTGACAACGGGAGGATATCATCGGTATATCCGGATACTAGCCGGGCGGTTTCTTCGGGCGGCAGCGGCTGCGGCTTTTCTTTCGGCAGTAGCCGGATTGCGCCAGGAATGCGTTTGATTATGTAATGTGTTTCAGGCGTATAATCCATATACACGAATACATAGCCGGGGAATAACGCGTGTAACTGATTATGCCATTTCCCGCCGCGGCGAAAGACATAGGTTTCCTGAATAACGATTGCTGTCAAATTGTGTTCGCGTAATTGCCGCTGTACTTCAAGCTCGCTGCCGGTGAAAACATGTAACACATACCAGTTCATTTTCATGCCGTAACCTCCGGATTCCGCAATAATGCCTGCTCCTGATTGACGGCGTCCATTACCTGTTTGTACAAGTCGGGATATTTTCTGGAAAGCACTTCAAACAACAGGGATTTATTTGCTTCCAGCGCCGTTTCAAGGTCGGATTTGTTTTGCAGGTCGGTCTTGCGCTTGTACGCCGCCGCGCGGATAAGCGCCGTCGCATTGTTAAGCAGCTTATCCGGTTCGGCTTTATCCCACATTTTTGCGTCGGCGTTTGTAAGGGCGTTCAGCACCTGCTGGCTGGCAATACGCATGATAACCTCAGTGGTGTCAAGGTTCGGATATTTCTCAATTTCCTCGGACATCAAGCGGAAATTTTCCTGTGTGAGCTGCAGCATTTCCACAGTGGCAAGATACTTGCCGGCATAGCGGCAGACCGCCATTTGTGAAACATTTTGCTCGTTGTCCTTTAAAAAGGAGACAATCTCCTTATATGTCCTGCCGCCCAGAAGCATCTGCTCCACCGTGTCCTTCAAGTAATCGGGCAGCCGGTCAATTTTTCCGGTGCTGCGGTTACGTTTTTTGTTTCCCATGACTATACGTCCACCAGCTTATCTTGGATTTCGCCGCCGGAAAGCCGGATACCCTTTTCCGACAGCGTTGCCTCAAGCAGCTTGTAATCTGTGCCGGATAACCTTGCGGGCGTTTCCGTGCCGATATGCTGGAGTTCAATATATCCGGCTTTAAAAAGGAAATTCACGCTATCCAGAAACTCCTGCTCCGTTACATCGCGCAGCGCGTTACGAACACTTTTCAGGGCTATGTAGTTTTGCCGGAGAATATTTATCGCGCGGAGCACGGCGCCGTTGTTTTCAATAAAATTTCCGGTACGCATCTTTTTTAGCATTTCTTCTTTTTTAGCCTTATCCATTCTTTCCGCCCCCGTTTTGTTCAAGCAAAAAATCATATATTTTTTCCTGCTTGCGTTCAAAATCAACCATACGCCGGTAAAAATCATCCTTGGTTAAACAATTTTTCTTGATTTCCGCCACATCGGCGGAAAGCGCTTTTGTTTCGTCCCGAAGCTCAGCCCTGATTTCCTTCACGTCATCTTTTGTGGCATAGGTTTGCTTTATAAGATGGATTTCATGTTCTTGATTGTCTAATTTTTCAACTATATTTTTATTTTCCCCTCGAAGCGTTGCAGTAGCATTGTTAAGTTCGTTTCTTGTGGCAAACTCCTTTTGAATATCGCTAATATCGTCGTTGTGCTTTTCGTGGTTTGTAAAAAGGTTTTTCAAAAAGAAGACGGCAATCCCGGTGACACATGAAAAACCAAGGCAAATAATCATCCAGTTAAATGTTGTAAGCTCCGGCATATTTAAAACTCCCTTAATATATAAAGATAAGGCAGGTATATGGCTGCACCATAATCCTACCTTACTTATGAGCTTGCTGTACAGGAACGCATTTCTGTAAAAGTTTTCAAAATTTTAGTTGGCCGTCAATGGGGCGGGTTCTCTTTTCAGTCCGTAAATCAGGGGGAACCTTATTATAGATGGTCTTAACAGCTACATTATATTCAGCAGCAAGCTCTCTAAAATTGTAACCGTCAAATTTCCCTCTGATTTCCTCGTCTACGCACGGCTTTAACAGTTCCGAGTATTTTGGAATGTAGATGGAATCACCATTTACAAATCGGACAAGGTTAAGATAATTATCAAACCCGATTATGTCGGCAATCTCACGCTGGGTGTCCGAAAGGTTGTCCATAATGATTAGAGTATCATCACTCATCCGGAACCACTCCTCGCTTGGGCTTTGCGCTGTGCCGTATCCAATATGCCTTTGATGGTTTCGATTAATTTGACGCCGTGGTAATATTTAAGCCATCGGTATGGATTATCAGATGATGCGCTCATACGGAGGTACGCTTTGATAATCCCGGCGACCCGCTGTTCAAGGGTGGCGGGTATTGGCGCCGCATCAAGTTTACGCAGCTCGCACATGAGCGCGATAATTTTTTTATATTGCCCCTCCGAGACGCCGCCGGGCGTCTCTTCAAACTTGAAGCTGCTGGTCTGCTTAGGAACATATTCGCGCCCGGCATCCATATTCCACAGCAGTGTCCCGATATAGTCCACCTGCTTGTCCGTCAAATCCTTGAGGCTATGCTTTCCGGTTTCCCGTTCGACAATGTCGTGCAGCTCGTTGGATGTAATCCCCAACGCGCGCGCAGCCGACCATATACGTGAGTACCGCGACGGGACGCGCTTACTGGCTGCCTGCGTGGTTGATGTTGCGGTTCCCATAAAAGTTACCTCCTTACGCCGTCGATTCAAGTTTTGTTTTATCNACNTCNTACCANAACTCNTCATCNGATTTCAGATAAGCGCCAACNTTAAGAATATCATCAGCCGGGCGCCGCTTAAGCTCTTCCTTGTTGATGCTTTCCTTCACTGTGATGCAA